CCAAGCGTGACGTCTGAGTTCGCTGCAGAGCTAAAGAAAAGAGGCTACCTTGACGCGCCAAAGAAAAAGACCGACGACGAATCTATAGAATCAGAATAAAATGGCCATTTTTAACGGAACAGAACTCGGCGTCTACATTGACGGCACGCTGATCGCAGCAGCAACCGACTGCTCACTTTCTCTCAACACAGAAACAATTGATATAACAACCAAGGACAGCGCGGGCTACCGTGAGCTGCTTGGCGGTTTGAAGTCAGGTTCAATCAGCGTCAGCGGTTTGATTGACTACCTCGACGCTGACAGCAATAAGGACATGGTTGACTTGTGGACAGCTTGGGAAGCTCGTACAATCTTGACGCTAAAGTTCAGCAAGGCAAACGAAGCAACTGGCGAGCTGTCTTTTACATCAGGAGGCATCATCACCAGCCTTGAGCAATCAGGCGGCACAGAAGACACAGCAACATATAGCTGCACCTTTGAGTTGACTGGACCTGTCACTGATACCGCTGCTTAATGATTGAAATAAACGGCAACGAGTACCCCGTGCGCTACTCGATGAAGGCGCTGAAGAAGTTTGAACGTAAGGCAAAGGTCAACGTGTTCAGCTTGTCAGATCCTTCAAAGCTCTCAGCCGACGCTTGCGCTTTCTTATGCTTTGTGGGCGTGGAGTGCGGTTGCAACTTCGAAGGTGTCGACTTCGACATGGAGCTGCAGGAGTTCGAGGAGCACATTACGCTTGCACACGTCACACAATGCTTTGACGTGCTTGGTGAATACAGCGACCAAAAAAAAGCGTAGACGGTAACGATAAGCCAGTAGGATGGCAAGACGTGATTCGGATGGGGATGGGTGTGCTGCACCTGTCCCCTTCTGCGTTTTGGGAGATGACCTTTGGCGAGTTGAGCTTGGCGCTGGAGGCCAACCGCGAGACGGCAGAGATGCAGGAGCGCTTTGAGTGGGAGCGCACGCGGTGGCTGGCTACAATCTACATGCAGCCCCATCTACGGAAAGGCCGTAAATTGCGACCAAAGGATATGATGCAATTCCCTTGGGAGCGACCAAAGCAGAACGCTAAAAACCTGACCAAGGAAGAGCTAAGAAAAGTAATTGAAGAGCGCGACAAATGGCAAAGCTGAACGACCTCATAGTAACGATAGGCGCAACGACGCGCGACTTTGACAAGGCGCTTGGCAAGTCCATGCGCAAAATGAAGACCTTTGGCAAAAACACCAAGGCGCTCGGTTCATCAATGAGTAAGTCATTGACCATGCCGATTGCTGCGCTTGGTCTTGCTGCTGTAAAGAGTGCTGCCGACCTCGAAACTATGGAGACCAGCTTTATCAGCTTGACTGGTGGAGCGAAGCAGGCGGCGGACATGATGAAGAACTTGAATGAGTTCACCGCAAAGACGCCTTTTCAGATTGAAGCAGTAGCCAAGTCAGCGCGGCAGCTTATTGCATCAGGATCAGGCATTGATGAGGTCAACGAACAGCTGCAATTCCTTGGCGACATCGCAGCGACGAGCGGCCAGCCTATCGACGAGATAGCGGCTATCTTTTCCAAGGTCAACGCAAAAGGCAAGGTAGAGCTTGAGAGCTTAAACCAATTAGCCGAGCGCGGCATACCAATCTTCACGGCTTTGTCAGAAGCGACAGGTTTACCAGCTGACAAGTTAGGTGCAGGTGCCGTGAGCGTCGAACAGTTCAACGCTACACTCAAAGGCTTTGCAACTGAAGGCGGTTTTGCTGCTGGCGCTATGGAACGCCTAAGTCAAACGGCTGCAGGTAAGTTTAGCACAGCCATGGACAACCTAAAGCTGGCAGGTGCTGCGCTTGCTGAAAGTTTAATGCCTGTGGTCAAAGATTTGCTTGACCGCTTTGTTGGATTGATGCAAGCACTCACTAAGCTATCGCCTGAAACTAAAAGATTCGCGTTAATTGCAGCAGGTGTTGCTGCTGCTTTGGGTCCGCTCCTTATGATTTTGCCCGCTATGCTTTCACCTATAGGCTTAGTAGTCGGCGCCATCGTAGCGTTGGGCGTCGCAATCGTAACCTTTGCGGATGAGATTGCAGGACCATTGACAAAGGTGATCAACTTCTTCATCACCCTTTTTAATGAGTCAAGCCTTGTGCGCGGCATCATTGGAGCCATCAAAGGCACCGTGCTGACGGTGTTTGACTTCTTTGCGTTTGCTGTCAACAACGTAATCGAGAGCTTTAAAGACCTTGGCGCAATTATCAAGGCCGTATTTACGGGTGACTTTGCTGCGATTCCTGAGCTGGTCCGTACAGCGTTTAGCGATGCAGCAGAACGCACTGCAGAGTTTGGTAAGAAGGCGGCAGAGAACATACGCACGAGCATTGAGGATGAACTACAACGCGAACCCATTGAGCTGTTAAGCAAGGAGGGCGTGGCACAATCACTAAAGACGCTCGGAGGTTTGACCAACTTGCTACCAACTGCAGGAGGTGGTGGAGGTGCAGGAGGTGGCGCAGGTGAACCAGCAGTAACTGTGCCTGCTGCGCTCAACATTGTCGACATTGACATGCCTGAGGACGTTGTTGAAGAGGAGGACATTGACGCGGTGATTGCGGCCAGCACAGCAGTGCAGAACCGCGTCAACGCCATGGCGCAAAGCGTGGCAGGTTTTGTAGATAGCGCCTTCCAACAAATTGCAAGCGGCACGGCTACGTTTGAGCAAGTTATGCTCGATATGATCAAGCGCTTGGCTATGCAGCTCGCGTCGCTGGTTGCACAATTCATGATTTTGTCTGTCTTGTTTCCGTCTGCAACAATGGTAAAAGGCGGCCTTGGTAAGTTCATAGGCGGTGGCTTAGGTTTACCTATGATGGCAAACGGCGGACTGTTTACAGGCGCATCACTTGCAATGGTCGGCGAGGGTTCAGGCACCAGCAACATCAACCCTGAGGTGGTGGCACCGCTTGACCGTTTGCAGGACATGATGGGCGGCACGCAGGTGCAAGTCACTGGTAAGATTTCAGGACGCGACATCTTGTTGACCAGCGAGCGCAACGCAATTGACCGTAACAGAGTAAGAGGTTTTTAATGGCTGACCCGATCCGATTACACGCCGAGTTTCAAGACGACCTCGGCACAGCGTACAAGCTAAACATCCACCAAGCTGGGTTTGTAGGCAGCTCTACCGAGTTCAACCTCGGTGCTGACGGTTTCACGCTACGCTACAGCGGCAACAACGAGGACCGTATGCAGCCAATCATAGGCAGCGAGGTGACGTTTACATTGGTCGAGAACGTAGCAGCGCACACCACGTTCCTCACGGCGTTAGCCACGAGCGAGGACGCTGACTTTACGGTCAGCATATTCAAAGACCCTGACGGCGCCAATACTTTGTTTTGGACTGGCGTGCTGCTGCACGAGCAGGTCGAGCTGCAGGACGAGGCTTACCCAATACAGAACACCATGACGGCGGTGGACGACTTGGGCAACCTTAAAAACATCATATACGATAACAGCGGCACCTTCTACACAGGGCAGGAAACCATCGCGGCACACCTTACCAACTTGCTGAACAAGACGCGAGCGCTGCACGTCTTTGCCAGCGGCGACGTGTTTCTGAAATACGCCAACGACTTTAAGCCGACGACGTTTTCAAGCGCAAACGCCTTAATTGAACTACAGGTTGGACACGCAGCATTTTACAACCTTGACGACGCAGGCAACGCGCAGGGCATGGACTGCTTTACCGTGCTCAAAAACTTTGCAATCACGTTCAACGCTCGCTTGTTCCTGCACGAGGGATGCTTTTACTTTGTGCCTGTTGGTGCGGTCATCAACAACACTACCGTCAACTTGTTTACAGTAACCAAAGCGGGCACCATTAGTGGATCGGCTACAGCAACTGATACGCAGCTCACAGTTGACACCGATATTGAGCGCATGCGCGGGGGCGTGATGACGTTCTTACCACCACTCAACAAGGTGCAGCGTACTTGGCGCACCGATGCGAACCTGCCTGTAGTTGGTCCTGTGACGCAGTTTTTAAACGCTACAACACAGCAGACGGAGCTGGGTACTACAATCACTGACGAAAACCTTGTGTACGATGATGACACAGTGTTCCGAATTAGACTGAGGTATTCTCACGCATACGATGGTGACGGCACCAGCACAGGTGACGACGTTCCTGCACGCATTGTGCTCAAGATGCAAATCAAGGTTGGCAGCTTGTACTACAACAACGCGGTGACGTTTGGCCCTACTTTATACAATACGGGTTATAGTAACAGCGCATACAACATTGACGTGATGAATTTCACAGCGCCTGCATGGTCCTCAAGTGCTGGGTATTTTTATGTTGCTGTTACACCTACTCCAGTATACATCGACAGAAACACAGGACTGGTCCACAACTACTTGTTCACGCCGCAAGGGTTTATAAACCTGCCAATGTTTGAGCCTGTTCTTAATCTTGATTTAGATCCCATCACAAGCGCGCAAACAGGTGTAACAATTACGGTAGACGTGGAAGGCTACGACCACGATGGCACGCTAATTTCTGACGTGACGGGAACGGACGCATTTGGGCAACTTACAAACTTTGCTTTTCATGTACTAAGCGGAGGCGCCACTAATGGCGACCGCGTAGTGTATGAAGCCGTGACCACATCTAACAACCAAGTCACGAAGACGCAGGACGAGGTGGTCATTGGCTCGAGTGATTTCGTTGACGTGCGCAACATCTTTGAGAACAACAGCACGCCAGCCGCGCCTATCAATTCATTTGCCAGCTTTGCAAACAGCTCGGCGACATTGCCAATCCACCAGCTCGGTGTCAAGGAAGTTATTTCAGGACAGAACGCAAG